CATATGCATATAGTATTTGATATGCCCTAACATATTTTGATCTGTTTTCTGCTGGAAAAACAAAATAACTAATTTTATATCTATCTAAAGGTATAGGTGATTCATTATTTTTTTCAGGTTCTTCTTCTTCATATATTTTAATTGCCATTATGCCTATCTATCCCCTCTTTTATATTATTAATAAGTAATTCCTGATGCATTTCTATTCTATTAATCTGATTAAATAAGCCTTTTAAATCTTCTTCATATTGTGGGTTTAGCATCAAATTCATCATGCTAGTAGCATCTTCACTACATGTAACACTAATAGTGTTTAATTCTTTTTTTAATGCTTTTAAATCTTTTAGCATGTTACTATAGGAATTAACCATCATTATATCATCATTCATTTCTTCATCTATAGGATGAATTTCACCACTACCTACACAATATTCACATTCTACACTTTCATAGCATCCACCACAGCATTCACTAGATGGTTTAAAGCATGATGGATATGTACTATCTACACTACCAGTTCCACCACATTCAAAACATTCTATAAAGTTTTCCATTTTTTTTGTATCTTTAAGCATAATTTATATTTTTTCGTTCTTCAGAACAATAAGAAAGGCTAGTTTAAATCTAGCCTTTTTTTATTTAATTTAAAAATGTTTGTATATCTGCATCAGTTAAATGTATTGCATCACCTACTATATGCATGTTAGATACTTCAGATGCTTTTTCATTAATTTCTAATGAATTATATACACCCTCTTCATTCACTACTAGAAATGATCCATCATGTATTCTAATCAATTCTATGTAACCACCTACAGCATCTTGTTTTTCTTTTAGTGTTTCTGCTATAAAGTTTTCCACTATTTCACCATTTGTTTTTAGTAATCGTACCATAATTTATATTTTTAAGTTTAATTATTATACGCTAATATAACTAATAGGTTATAAAAAACCTAATTTTTGTTCAACAAATGTTAAACAAATGTTACAAATGGTAACTATTTACCCCTTTTTTTTGTGATTTTTCTAGCTAGAATTTTGCCTATAAATTGCCCTAATTTACCCTCACTTTGAACATCTATAGTAGTACCATCAGCATCTTTACGAATTTGAACATCTACATTTTTTGTGTCTATGTCTGCTGTGAATACTCCATCTTTACGTTCTATATCAATATCTATGTTTTTAGTATCAATAGATATATCAAGATCCTTTTTTTTAGATCTTTTAGCTGTTTGTTTTTTTGCTCTAGCTTCTTTTCTAGCTTCTTTTTTTTCTAGTCTATCTTCTTTTTTCTTTGCCATTATAATTGTTTTAACATGTTAATAATTCTAGGACATGGGTATATATCTAATTTATCAGGTCTTACAGAATTATGACTAAATAAACCATTTTCCCCTCTTAATGCCCTTTTCGATACTTCCCACATATCACATTCATTATACGTTATGCTTATACCATATCTTTCATGCCAAAAAACTAATAGCTGTCTTACTGATTCTATTTGTGCATCAGTATATTTATGCCAGTATAATTTACCTTTATATGCTTTTTCTAAAATAGTTACTTCATCTTCAGGCACTTCACCATTTACATAGTTATAATATTTACCATTTTTTTCAGTTAAATAACCCCAGTTACATATTTCTATGCCTATAGAATTTTTATCTAAAAGTTTATATGAAACATCTTGTGATTTAAATATTTCACTTTTTACCCCTAAATGATATGCCCAATATTTACTTGAAAAGGCTTGACATATTTCACCATCTTTAGACATTTTAGCATCTTTTCCTGATATGACTACACATGTAGCTACTCTACCACGTTTATCATCATTCCAATGCCTTATACATCTTACACCTGAAGATCTACCAGCTGTATGGTGTAGATAAATTTGTTTTTTATCAGTTTCTACCCTTAAATATTCATTATCATCTAAACCAACAAAATTTATTTTACTTAAATCTAGTTTCATTTTTTGTCTTTTTTGCAATTCCATTTACTATACAATGTATAGCCTACAAATACTAGAATTAAAACAGAACAAATACTTTTTCCAAAATCTTTATGATCTATTAGTTTTTCTATTATTTGATATTCTTTATCATAGGTAGTTGTTTCTATGAATATCGTATCATTTTTTACTATTGTATCTATTATCGTATGTTTCCCCTCTATCAATGTATCACAATGTGTATATGTGCTATCTATCATTTTATTAGGTTTTTAAATTTCTTATATATGTACTGGTAAAAATCTTCAAAGACTAAATCTATCTTTTCTGTTAATTCATTTGCTACCCATCCTACTATGAAACTAACTAATATAATTAGTCTAGGTGTTAATTCATCATAAAATAATTCTAATACACCTATAAGACTAAATGATAATATACCAGCTATGCACATGCCTATTAAAATGGTTTTAATTTTTAATTGTTTTTTTAAACCTTTAGTCATAGCACCTAGCATACCTATTGCTATAGCTATTAAATCTGTAAATTGTTCTAATCCTTTCATTTAATAAACTTTATATAAAACAAAATTTGCACTATAAATATCATCACCACTATTTAAAACAT